ACAGGACGGACTAAAGGAGTCCTGTTCCTACTTTTCCTTCGCGAATTATTCCTTATATATATAAGGAGTCTGACTGCTCTATAAATGATAGTGGGTTGAAAGTGGATTAGAAAGCAGTCTGATTGGCGATATACAAGCCGCTGTCAGACAATATCTTGTTAGCTTTATGAAGGCGTTTTAGATAGCGATAAAAGGTACTTTCGGATACTTCCAACTTTTCAATGATATGGCGGCATAAATCACCCGCTTGCCACTGCTTGCTACCCATCTCAGTTAAGAACCTTTTATCGTCAACAGCCTTGTGTGCGCCTGGTTTCTTTAGCTTGTCGGGGTTGAGTGCAAAGTTGGCTTGGAACAGCGGGTAATGCCACTGAACGACAAAGCTATCTACTGGCGGGAAGTTACGCAGTGTGATGTCACAAGTGTAAGTCTTCTCATCCTCCTCGTGGGCAGTCAGAACGACCAGAGTATCTGGATTACGGGCGAACACGCCCGACCCACTGAAGCGGTCAATCGACTCTGCACCCGACTTGTTACCCTTGCTAAAGTGATGCGACAGGATGATCGAAAGATTGTGGCGTGTAGCTAGGTACTCAAACTCATTCATCAGTGATGACATATCACCTGCGCTGTTCTCATCTCTCTCACCCATCAGCATATAGTTAGGGTCAAGGATAATCGCTTGGTAGCCCTTACCTTCAATCTGCTTCTCGATCATAGGACGGATGAGAGTCAAGTCGGCAGCGTGACCTCGGAGCGTCCACACATCAAAGTCATCGGCCTTATCTTCTAGTCCTTTGGCTTTGATAACATCGGCCAACCGATTGCGGAACGACCACTCTTGGATCTCGAAATTGATGAACAGTACCCGTGACATCTTGCATTGCTGACCCCACCACGGCACGCCAGCGTGTAACGAAAGGGCTAGGTCTATGAGTGACCAACTCTTAAACGCCTTGCTACCTCCACCCAGCAACATCTTCCCACCTCTATGCAACATTCCCTCAATTAACGTCTCTGGTGCGGGTAAGTCTTCCCTAACAAGTTGTGCATAAGATTTGATTGGCGGCCACTCGTCCGTCTTCGGTTTGATACCTAGTGCCACGGCGGGTTCAATCATCGGTAGTTCATTCATCTTTCCTCCCTTGTAGAACCATAATAGGCTCTGCATTTTGTCGTTTCTTTTTGCCCCAGGTATCCGAACTGGCTGACTAGGCTTGAATGTTGCTGGGTCACATCCAAGCGGAATAAGAAATGTTTTCAACTGGTCAATCAATTCCTTGTTGGATGGCATATCAAACCATCCATGTAAACTCTTCCCGCCAGTATCTACAACGGCGCGCAATCGCAGCTTAAACAAGTCTCGCATCAATTGGAACACCGCGCCCATCTGTGGCTTAGTTAGAACATCCGATTCGACAACCAAGAATATCCTATCCTCAACCGTATCGTTGGACCTGCTGACTGTGCCTTGCTTGTAGGTCGCGCCAGTTGTGTACTGCCCAATCGGCTCATCCAGCTTCTTCCACTCGTAAGCAGTGCGGAAGTTCTGTGGATGCTTACCGCTGTCCGTCACGTTACCTATCCAGATGTTATCGACAGCGTTGAACAACGACAGGAACAACTGATAGTCTTGGCTGGGATCGTCCAGCTTGGTCGGACTTTCCTCAAACATATCCGCCGTCTCCCAATTGTAGTGCGTGAGGTAGCGTTGCTTGTTTGACTCTGCAATCGTCTTGATTCTATCCAGCACCTCGGAGTGTGGGTCTTTCTTAATGACCAGCTTGGGTGCGGCTGTTCCACCCGACATAATGTTTACTGGCTTGTAAAGCACATCGCTGGATATAGCTCGGCGCAGCTTGCGGTTAGCCTCGTCACGATACGGCGTGCAGGAGGTATGCCAGCAGAATATGGTCGGCGCGCCATCTACAAACACCGTTGTATCTCTGATGCGAGTGTGGCTGGTGTGTGCAGCCTCACCTGGACACTTGCACAGCCCGTGGTTCTCGGACTGCCAATCCACTTGGCCTACGATCTCTTCAGCTTGGCGTTGTGCTGTTGTCATAAAAATTCAAACTGGCTCTGATTCAAGAGGTAGACACACTGAGGAAACGCCCGATGCAAGATCTCCTTGCATACCACAACGCCAGTTAGTTAAACTACATTCTGTAACTTCCTTTTTGTTTTTCTCCATCAAGAATAAAACAAGCGATATGTCTGCCAGTGCCAGGACCAACAGATCCGTCCTCGGTTGCAATCCATTTAACATCCCTCAAATTCCTAACCTTTGCACCAGCTTCAAGCAACATTAAAACCCACTTATCAATTGGATATACCATAACAACTTTCTTTCCCTTCTTACTCTCCTCAATACATTTCCTAGCCCAAGCAGTAGCACCCTTCTTCTTTCCTTTGTGAAGGACAACACCAAATGGAGGATTCACATAATTTGACTTTCCCCACTCAGCGTCAAGGCCATCAAAGTTATCTGGCTTTGGATATGGGCAAGGATCAAATGTAAATGCAAACTCATCGTTGAGTTGCCTATAGAGTTCTGGAGGGGTAAGCCAGTAATGCTTGCCATCCTTGCTGTTGCCTTTCTCAAAACTCATTTCAACCCACGCCTCTTCTGCTCCGCTTGGATAGCGGCCTCAATCTTCTCGCATTCAGACATAAAGAAGAACTCATCCTTACACACAGGGCATCTTGTCCTAGTAATGTTTGGCACAACAAAAGGTTCTAGGTTGAGTTTCTGAACGCACTGCAACTTGTAGTCACCAGTAATTTCGATTGTATTTGCTTTGTTACAAGTAGGGCATAGTTCTTTCGGCGGCAGCATCCCATTCTCCAAAGCAAATTCCTCACCAGCGCGCATCATCCGTTCCGACATATCCCCAACCTCCTCAATCCACCAATCATCCTTCGTGACGCAGATGGTGTAAGTTTCCTCGCCGTAATAAAACTTATGCTTTGTTCCTTCAGTGTCTTTCATTTGTTTCTTATAACTCAATCGCCTTTTGCGATGCAAGCACAATATCCTGCGCTGTAATATTCCGCAGAGCGTTACACCAGTATTGCGTCTTGGGAGTCTTGTTGGTCGCATCCTTACACTTAGCCTGTGGCAACCCAGCGTGCGGACGGCAAGGTGCGTGCGGGCAGGTATCGGGCTTGAATACCGATACGTTCTTACTATAATAAGTCATTCTGTCGGCGGGATCGTAGCTGCCCCACAGCGACACACACGGCGTATCTAACCCAGCAGCCATGTGATTTACACTGCTATCTGGTGCAACAACAAAGTCAGCCCCGCTAATAATCGGGAACAAGGAACGCACAGCCTTGGTGCAGTTAAATAAGTCAATCACCCTCGGATGATCCACCTTAAAGTTGTTTGAGTTATCCAGCCCAATGATGACAGCGTGATGTTTTGGGTAAGCCTCAAGCAACGCCAGCACCGCTTCCTGCCCCATCGTTGGCGGGTAGGTACGGGTAGGACCGCTGGACGAAACGTGATAAGCAAAGAACGGACTAGGCAACGGCCACTTGCCCATCGCCTTCAACTCTTCATGGTCTGGCTCGATGAGATGTAGAACTGGCTTACAATACTTCGCCATCGTCTTCTCATCCCACACACCCATCCACTCATAGATCCTCTGGTAGCAGTTGCCAGGACCAGTGCCTAGCTTTGTGTTGCCAACCTGCCCGCTGAACAGATCGTCAGTAGGTAGGTGAGCATCGAATGAATCCCAAGCTTCCAGAGAGGACGGCAACGGCCACAGCTTTGCACCCAGCCCAGCGTATAGAGGCAAGTTGCGGGCAGGAGCGTAAACCTCCACAACCCCACCCGACTCTTGCACCAAGTAGTTGACGAACGCAGTAGCGATGATCGCGTCACCAATTGCACCAGCGCGGTACACGGCTGTTGCACCACCAGCAGCACGCCCTTTGTAGTACGGCTTGATCTTGTGTGGGCAAGGGATTGAATCGTCCCAAGTTGGTCCAGTTAGCTCATCTGGCAGCACATAGGTAGTGCGTGGATAGAGCATATTGTCATCGACTTTGTGAATTGCGTTTGTGTTATTTGTCCATAGTTTCATTTGGCCTGCCTTTCTATTTTGTGCATGAAGATCGGAGTCTGCTCACCTACATAAGCTCCTGCAATATTAAAATCAAAGTGTTCTAGTGCCTCGGCATAGTCCATGCCTTGCTTCATAAGGCTTTCGATGATTGCGTCCGCATCATAGATCGCGCATAGATCACTACCGAACGCGCTACCCACACCGACCAGCGCATCATCAAATCCATCGGCAAATAGCATCGTGTGTGCATCATCACCGAACTGGTCAAGGATGTCTTCTCGTATGCTCATACGCTCTGCATCTGGTAGGCGTGGTCAACCAATTCCCTAACGCATTTGGAATACTCTTCCTCTGCACTGCTGTAACAAAATATCTCGGTCCTAAACCCACCAGCCTCAAGCCAAAGCCTCCATCTCCAGTACTTGCCATCCCACTCCTTCTTCACCTGCATCGCCAACTCATCCTTGCTTTTCATTCCTCACCCACCACTTCCTTGCACACTAGGCTCGCTGCATCCACCATCGTTATGATTTGGATCATATCCACAGAACGCCCGTGAGTGGCGCGGTTACGCTCCAGAACAAGCTTCTCCCTGGCTATGGCAAGCATATCCCGCGCCCACTTCAATCTGTTCTTGGCCTCTACATTCATTGTGTATCCCTTTCTTTAATGTCATAATAAAACGAATCTGTATCCTCCGTCACCCACTTGTCACTCTGATTCTCCACGCTTGGCAGGTCGGTATCAACCCGAAACTGCTTTAGGTTATCGGGCAACTTCTTCGTAACCCAATTCGAGTCTCGCCAGAAGATTCGGTTGTTAGGCATACAGAGTAAGTAGCCATCATCACCAGCGAAGACATGACCGCACTTGTAGTCGGACGGCTCATCGCTGTAGGGATTGTTAAACCAATCCACAGTAAACAAGTATGTACCCCATACTTTAGTTGCATCCCGCAACAATATCTGAGCGCGATGATAGGCCAAGAAGCTGTACTCGGTTACGGTCACGTTCTCGCTAAAGCAATCCCAAAGCTGTTTATAGTTGAATGGGATGTCGGCCTCTGGCTCGTGAGTGTATATCTCAGATAGCGGCACTCGACTCCGCAGCATTCCAGAGTCAGTCATAACGTGGAAGGTTAGGATTGCCCCAGCGCAAGACTGCAAGGCAAACACATAGACGTTGTAAAACTCCTTGTCCGACTCGGTCTTGGTAAAGAATGACTTTCTCACCATAGCCTTGAAGCTAGGGATGTTCTCGTTGAGCGTTGCCATTACAGCCACGCAGGTCCAGTAATCCAGGCAACCAACACCCAGCGTGTTCCCCATATTGGCGCACGCGCTCTATGCTCGATGTAGGACGGAAACCAGCAACCTGCTCCTTGCTCGCGAATAAACTTTGCGTTCTCGATGTCAGCCTTGACCCGCAAGCCTCCACCCAAATATTCATTAGGTGCGGACAGGTTAACCACCGCAGTCAGCTTACGATCCGATCCAGTAAACGTATCGTAGTGCCACCAGAACTGCTGGAGTGGATTGTACTTTAGAATCTGCAACTGCTGCATACCAGTAACATCAAACCTCCAATGCTCTGCGTTAATGGAGCTAGTCAACTCCTCCATAATGTTATAGATCCAGTTATTATGCTGGGCGTAAGGAATCCAGCAGGACGAGCAACTTCTGGCAAACGACCTGCGCGTAGTTCCATCCTTCTTCAAGACAGTAGCACGCTTCATCCCGATCACTTCCGCATCCTGACGCAGCATCTCGCACTGCGTCTTGGTTAGGACATAGCGATCTACTGCTGCCGTTAAAACCTTCTGCTTAAACTCGTTCATTTGAGTTCCTCCAACATTTCCAGCAACGCCTTATTCAGCGCGTACTCAAAGCAAGCTTTCTTGTCTTTAATAATATGCTGACGGCCTGCTTCGGCCAAAGTCTCGTAAAGATCATCGTCAACATTAACTGTGATCTTGACTGACTTACACTCCTCAGTCTTGACCACATCAATATATTTCCCTGCTTTTCTTTTCTTCATAGATCCAGTTCCTTTCTTATATAGTCAATCAGTTTGAAGATGATGTACAACGCACAGTAGATTGCCGATAATGTCATCGAACTGTAAAGGACAAACCAACCGATTACCCAAACAACTCCAGCCATATCAAGTAGGCAGAACATAGTCGTTTTCCTTTAGCTTCCGTAGCAACGTGCGGTTGTCGATCTGCACCCCACTAGCCCTGCACCACCAGGACACAACGCCTGTCTTGAAGTCGCGCAGTAGCTTCTGTACTTCGTGCGAGTTCTTATATTCAAGTGCATCGTTGAGTGGCACGCCAGTGTGATCCTTAACAATCTTCATACCCTTAACCATCCCGCGCTTGCGCAGCATCCGTAGGTCGCGGATAGCTTGCAGTGCAACCTCCCCAGCCAACTGCTGCACCCTGTCATCGTAATCACCGCGACATAGCTGGGTTGACCTCACCGACCCAGCTCCACCAGCTTCGCTTCGTCAGCTTGAATCTGGTTAGCTAACTTGGTTAGATCGTTCGACTGACCAGCGTAATGAATAATCATTGCGTCCTTGTAACGGTCCAAACCAAAATGCGACTCCACGCTGGTCATGCAATTGAATGACGGGTCAAGCTCGGTTAGCGGGATGTTCCATAGGTGCGCCATCACGTTGAGCCAAGTCTGCTCGGCAAAGTGGTTTGGGTGTAGGCCAATCGGCGGCATTGATAGAACACCAACCGCCTTGGTATGAACTACGAACACGCCAGTGTTGACATAGAACTTAGGCTCGATCACACCGCCGAATGCACCAGCCAGCTTGACCATATCTGGCTTGCGATCCAGATAAGCTCCTTCGTCAAAGGCACAGAACACGCCAGCGTCCTCGGATAGCTTGGGGCAATCGTTTGCAATCAGGACATCAGCGTCAACGAATGTCACCTGGTCGTAGCCCTTGGTTGCCATGATGTTTCCAATGGCAGATTTGGAGTATTGGGCTGGATGGGTAAGAGGCTTGTCGATCAGAATGAAGTCAGTGCTATGGCGTTTGCAGTACGCCTCCATCCTCGGCCTAGTCAGATCAATAATCTTCTGCCAATCCTCACCGAACGATTGCGTGACTAATGCTTGTTTCATTTGCCAGCGTCAAAATCTTCTGTTGCTTGAATGGACAAAAGATCATCAGCCTTTTCCAGCAATTCCTTGCTTGGATTCTTTATGTCCTCAGTAGCAGTCGAGATTTCAATCTTTGACATAGTCACATTGTTGACCACCTCGGCAAAGTAATGTTCCCTATAACCAACTGGACCAATATCTTCTGTAATCGTGTCAATCTCTGCGTTGCCATACGCAGTGTACTTTTCTCCATTAAACTCAAAATCAACACTTACATCTTCCATAATCATAATCTTGTTACCTCTTTCTTTATTTGCGCTAACGTGAACAAGCATCGTACCAGTGCGCGCTCAAGATGGTCAACACTTGTCTCGCCGTTATTGTCAGGACAAGGCGAGGACTTGTGCAATTGCATTTGCGCTGTGGCTAGGTGGCGTACAGCGCGAGCAATATGGTAATCGTGAGTCGGCCTATCCTTCTCCAGCCAATCGCCGTAACCAGACTTGTCCGATCCTTTGCCCATCACGCGCCAGACTATCTCCTGCGCAGCGTTACCCATCTCTTGAATTGTTGGTGCAGTCATTTTGCAAGCCTCCTATAAAATTCGTCCAGTAATCCTTCTAGCCATAAGACATCTGCTGGGTCGATCATAACTTCATCCCAGGAGGCGTGTAATCCTTTACCCAAGCCCATACTTTCTGCATGGCGCAGAAGGCAATGCCAGCTTGGTAGAGTTCGTCTTCGTCCCACACTTTTGTTTCAAGCTTGGTAGCATCGTTTGACGCTAGGACCACCGACACGCAGGCACACTTAGGATTCTCGCTTGCATTCCTGTATGCCCAAAGCTGCGCGCAATCTGTATCGTAGAAAGGATCGTACTTGGGATTAACCTTACGATTCTTTAGGTCGATGATAGCGTCACCAATACCGCGTAGCTTGACGTAGGCATCACACCTTCCCGCATAGCCTGCGCCGACAAGACCCTTTTCGCACCAGTAGGTTTTCTCAATGTTTGCATCGGCCCACTTCTTAAAGGTTTCGATGTACGGAGCAAGTGTTTCATCGTTGGATACGGCTCTTCCCAAGAGGATGTTTTCCATTTCCGTGTGCATTTTCGTGCCGTGTTCAGCTGCCTTCGTTGTTGATTCTTTAGAGTCCTTAACCACTCTTCGAGCGTAGGTTTCGAGCGTTTCATCTGCCTCCTTCGGAAGCGTGAGCGAGGACATAATGGCCTGCTCAATCTTCCACGCCGTCAATTGCGGCTTATCCATAATGCCAAGCACGCTGGTTACGGATGGGTACAATCCCATCTGGCGAGCATCGGCTACGGTTGTGTTTCTTTCTTTTCCGTTCTTGCCAATCACAACGTGGGCGGATTCACCCTCGGCTGTGTACCAATGTCCCGCCTGATCCGTTTGGACCAGACGGGAATTAGTAGGCTCTTTCGCTGTGATTGTAAGAGCCATACAATTTAGAATGGCACTTGGTTGCCGTCTGCGTCCACCTCGACCTTAGTGGCCGTGGACTTTCCAGCAGCGGTAGTAAACTCCTTGGATGCGCGGATCTTCTCCTGCAACCAATCGGGCATATCGTTGAACTGCCCAGCTTCACCCTGCTCGATCTCGTAATACAACTGATCGTTGGTGGTGGTAGCTGGTGCTTTCATGCCCTTGGGGAGCTTGGATGCACCCGCGATTGCGCAGTATTGCCGACCCTGCTGGCTGGTCTTGTGGATCAAGGTCAGCATAGCTGGCTTGCCAAGGAGGTTCTTCAAGCTGAATGCTTGGAGTTCCTTGGAGGTAAAGGTCTGGCCGCGCCATTGTTCGAGAAGCTTGCGAAGGCTTGCTTTCTCTCCAAGGCTGCGGGTCTGCTCGATGCTAACTACCATAGGCTTTTGGACTGTGGTGCGTTTGCCATTCTCCTCGACCTCGAACTCATCGGTTTGATCGGGCAACTCAAAGGTCAAGCGGACTTTAGGTGTCCACTTCTCTTGGTTATCCCAATTGGTTTTCTGGTGGCCTAGGTCAACTAGGCTGTAGAGAACGCCTACAGTAGCTCCCGCTTCTGGTAGTTTGCGTTCTTGTTTTGCTGATTCACTTAATGTTAGTGCCATGTTATTTCTCCTTTATTTATTTGGGTTGTTTATGTTGGGGGTAAGTTCGTCAAAAGCTGGGGACTTAACGTAGTAGCCCTGCGCGATGGTTGCGGTCTTTGCATACTCGATAGTGACATTTGCAGGCGCGATCTGTCGAGCTAATTCACAGACGCTGTCAGCGGTCAGTATGACCAGCCATTCCTTGCGTCCGTTACGGCGGAAGAATACGGATGGGATCTTGCCATTCGGACAATCACGCTTGGATTGCTCCATCCACTCTTCGGGTTTGAGTGCTTGGCAACGCTTGCCCTCGATGTGGAAAGGAAAGTTCTCGCAGACCACATCACCGCTACCACCCTCTGGATTGCCTGCGAACTGTTGGCTACGGCGAGCCTTCTGCCATCCCTGCTCCCGCAGGTAGTTTGCTAATTCTCTCTCACCCGCTGCACCTTTAGCTCGACTATTGATTTTGCCCATCCATCGGGTTTAGCTGTCAACCCGCGATGGTGTCGATATATATTTTAATCTATTTTAGTTCCGCCAAGTCTTATTAGCTTTACTAATATCCTCATTAAATCGTCTAATCATTGCCATCATGGTCAGCTTCTCTACGATCTTCTTGTTTTTCTTGACCCAAGCCACAGCCTCATCAAAGGATTCTGCATCCTTCAGCCCTTCTTCAAATTTGGCCCAAGCCTCTTTCTCGTTCACAAGCTTTGGAATACACGCCAGTTCTGGCCTGTCGATGGGCAAAGTTTAGTTGTTATGCTTTTGCACTTGGCGATGGGCAACAACCAGAACAAATCATCGTTCATACCCCAGCAGGCAACGTAATCCACGCCACTGATAGCGCGCTTGGGGATATTAAATCCATTTCCACTACTGGTAGTGAAGCGGTACTTGGTGCGCCCAGGTTCTACAGTCTGCGCGGTCTTAACTTGGATGCGGAAGAACTTATTGTTCTTCTCTGCCACCACATCGTACCCCGCAAAATCCTCGTAAGGCGTAAGCACGTTGTACCCGCACCGTAGCAACGCGCCAGTGACGCGAGCTACCCCTACTGCTCCGACTTGGCGTGATGTTAATTTCATCCTTGACGGCTTTCGGTTTGTACTAGAGACTTTTCCCAATGAAAGCAATAATAACTATGACACTGACGGCGATGCTGATGGCATCGGTGATGGCGGAAGATGATGATGCTGACGCTGCTGATTTTGTGGGAGCAGTGTTAAAGCGCAATGGATTCTCATGTGGCCGAGGATGCGTAATATCAGAGAATGGTGGAATGGCTTATTCATCGTCATCTGGTAGGTCAATAATTTCAACTGAAGGTTTTTACTATAAGTCTGGAAGTAGTGTTGTTGGAAAAGATGCAACATTCATATCGAAGTCTAGGAATTTCTTTTATGGAACTTCCGCAACGATTAAGGCTGGTTCTGCCTATATGAATGGAGATGCTGTTTGGGTTGGATCTCAAGAAGAGGATAATGATTAAGCTCCAAATATTGCGAGCCTATTTCGTATTCTGTTTTCGAGTCCACCAATAAACTTCTTTCTGGCTGGGTTGCGTTGAGCCATTCGGTATTCGTCCTCAAGCTGGGCTTGGCTGGCTGCACGCATTAACGCCTTTGGCTCAACTTGGTTGATGGCCTGCAATGTTTTTGGACCTAATCCTCCGTCTACCGCTACCTTCTGCCCCAGCGTGTTCAATCCTTGCTGGATGTACTTCGTTGCACCGCCCATCCCGCGATTAAACGCGAGATCCTGTGCGAATGGTTGGACTTCTTGGGGGAGTTTAGAGACGAATGGGCTGGTGTACTCTTTGACGTACTGCGCCGCAGCCTGCGCTCTTTCTTGCGCTGGGAGCGATGAGATTCTTTTGAAGGCATCTGGATGATACTTGTCGTTAATACCCGCAACCTCAAAATTACCACCCATATCTCCTGCTGGCAATTTATAGACTTGCACGTTGCCCTGCTTGTCCTTCCTTGCCTCAAAATCAATCGTCTTTAACGCTGCTGTTTGTAGCGCATCTTGTTCTGGTTTTGTTTTCATAGGTTGCTGTTCCTCTATAAATTCAAGTGTTGGCTGTTCTGGCGTGGCTTGCGGCATTTGCTTGGCGTATTCTCTGGCCTTCTCAATCGGGGCTATCCTTCTTATCTCTTCTGGCACTGGCTCGTATCCAGTTCCAGTAAGTTCTCTTGCTACCATATCGTTTCTCAAGGAGACATCCTTGGATGGGTTTACTGAAAATTTCATTGCTTTTGGCCTCGCTTAATTTTTGACTCATTACGAATTAAAAATTCTTTTCTTGCGTCACTACCAACCTGAGAATACGCGCTCTTTAATGCCCTAACCTTATCCTCACTTCCAAGCCTCTTAAAGCCATCATCACCAAGCAATGCTTCAGCAGCAGCGCGGTTGGCTCGGCCTCTTATCTTTGAGTATTTTTCATACAACTCTGGAGACAGTCTGTACTTTTCGTTGCCAATCATAAATTGCTCCAAAGGCTTCGGTGGTATCACGTCTCCATTTTCAGTTTCCTTGAATAGTTTATAAATTGCCAAGGTGGTTTTATCGTATGTCGCTTCCCTTGACTTGGTGAAATCAAAGAAGTTGTACATTACTGGATCAGCACCTTCTGGTGTCTGCGGTATTTCCCTTCCCCATATATCAATCTTTCTTGGCAAATCCTCTGCATAGCCAGGAATCTTTCTCTTGAGTACTTCGCCAAATAAATTTAGTGTTCTTTCTGTCACATCCTCACCCTCAATGTCTTTAATCTTTATTTTCTCTGGCAATGAATCGCTCATAGCTCTTGAGACAGCACCAAGCGTATTTGGGAATGCTATTGAAGATACTGTTCCAAAGTAATTGGCAATCCACTTATCCATCCTGTCCCTCTTGCCATCCAGCATGGCCGAAAGAAGACTGTTTGTTCCCTTCAAAAAGCTTTGATTCATAGCAAAAGAAAGCGTTTCTGGAACAAGTGCAGTCAAAAATTCTGGACTTATAAATTCACCCTTGTCTGTTGCCTTACTTGCCTCATTCCAAGTTGCAAGCATTCCGCCAACAATCCCCATTTTCTCAAGATTCATAACGCGATCACCAAGCTGGAGGTCTGTCGAATCGCCTTCCGCAAATCTCTCCAGCGCGCTAAGGTTTATTGTTCGTGGAGGAAGCGTTTTGTATTGTATGTCCCTAGTCTTTTCGGAGTCTTCTGCCGACCCGCCAATCACCCCAGCGTCCGACAATGTTTTTGCAACTGCCCCTATGGTTAGGCTTGTTAATGTTTTTCCTATTGCCATGTGTACGCCTCTAGCGTCCTTGGATTGCATTGCTGGTATTCCCTTTGTAACGAGCGCATAACCAGGAAGCGAGTAATCAAGCATTTCATCGATCACATTTGCTGGTGTCTTTGCGTATGGGATAATTGTCTTCCCAAGAGTCCTCGCCAATCCAACCCTATTACCAAGGCCAAACATATTTGATACGCTCAAGGCTGCTCTTGATAGTGGTGTGTCTTGCTGGAACACGGCTTCTGCTGCCTCTTGTTCTATTTTTCCTAAAGCTTCCGCTGATGGAAGTCTTGTTGCTACGGAAATTTCTTTTCCAAGCTCTCTTTTCCCAATCGACTCAATTTGACTTCTAATGTCTTGTATTTTTGCTGAGTCAGTTGCTGTTGTTTTGGGTTTTGATAACAATTTTGAAAGCTCATTATTAAGAGATGAAATCTTGGATACTCTTTGAAGCTGTGCAGATTCAGCCAAAAGCCTTGCTTGAGCCATTCTTCTGAATGGAGTATCGCCAAGCTGAAGTAGGCGTAACATTGTTTCTGGCGGAACGCCAAGCACCGTTTCGGCGGCCAGTCTAGCCCTATCAAGCCCAGCCTGTCCCAATCCTTTCCATCCGTTGAGAACTGGCTGAGCCAAGCCAGATCCTGTCCAGAATTGTCTAAACGCTTGGGCTGGCTGGAATCCTCTTATTTTCTCTCCAGACAATAACCCTTCGGCACTGATGCCTCTTTTTAGACCAGCCAATCCTTCTCCGCCTCCACGAACAAATGCCTTAACTGTTTCCCCAACTCTTCTTGCTCCAGCCAAAGATATTGGTGAGGACACAGTTCTTTCTGCAACTGGAAGCCCAACTGATTTCTTGAATGCTCTTGCCACCTCTTGGCTTATAAACGCACCTTGTCTTCCCATTGTTCTAGGCAATGAACTTACCGCATTGCTCCAAAGATTTGTGACCAATGACAATGGAGCAAGAAGATTTCCTTGTATTACAGTTGGCAAAGTTTCGGCAAAAAACTTTTTTGGAACAAGTCTTGACTCAAAGTTCTGGAATCTAAACGCACTTTCAACAAATCTTTTCTCTGCTTGAATTGCTTTCTGTATGTCAACATCATCCAGCGTATTTCTTGCTCTTTCCGCAAGAGTTTCATAGGTTGACCTAGTTCTTGCTTGAAGCTTAAAAAGATTTCTGGCTTTTATAAGAAGAGGCTGAGTAAGGGTTCTTCCATTCTTATCAAGAAAAACGCTTAGTGTGGCAAGGTATCCATTTTGGGTTGCCGATGGAAGAGTCCTCATTGCTGCAACAGTTTGAGCAGCTTCTGTAGGTAGTTTTATTCTGGTCTTTGCAAGATCAATCAATGACTTGACATCATTCTGTTTTGATGCTCGGTTGATTAGTTCGGCATTGGCAACTACTTTTTGAGGAGCAGTTCCGCTTTCAAAAATTCCTCTTACAACATCATCGGACTCGTTTGCTAGGGCATCTTGCAATGCCTTCTGACCGAACTTTGCGTACTTTATATCCTCACTCTTTGCAAGCTGTTCGCGCACTTCTCTGTTAAGGAATGGATCTTTCACCATCTTTACTCCAGCTTGTCTATATCCAATTCCCTTTGGTGTGGCAGGCAATTCAATTGGCAATTCAACTGGAGCAACGCCTGCCCTTGCTGCTGCTTGCTCTGCCTTTGGAGCAACAGCCTCAACTGCCTTCGGCAAAGCACCCTCAACCGCTGGGGCAACAGCAGGAGCAACAGCTTCAGCAACTTGAGTGGCTGGGCGAGTTAATGCACCACGAACTCCTTTTGCTAACCCAACCAACCCTCCGCCAGTAGGCGTAAGAATGGATGCAGCCGTTGTGGTTATTGGATACTTCTCAACATCACGCTGTAATACTTCGCTGATGCGAGCCATGCGCTCTGGACCTAGCAACGCTTTACCAGCAGCCTCTTGACCCTTCTGGCCTGCAATAAATCCACCCACGCCAGCAATTGCTCCTGTTACTAACTTGGGAACAATGCCACCAGGAGTAAGAGCAGCAGCAGTTTCAGCAGCAACAGCACCAGTAGTTGCTGGGATTACTTGGCTTGCAACAGTGCGTGCAATTGCGCCTAGCCTGCTAGGTTCTTCTGGTTCAAGTTCAAATGAGTCAACATTGCCATCCTTGTCAGCCTCAAAGCGCACCACCTTGCCGTCCTTGTTTCTACCAATAGCAAACCCAACTCCAGTAGCCTTATCCGTTCCAGACGATACTGTTTCAATGCCCAGCCTCTGCGCTTCCTTGACTGCTGGGATTGCTGGTGTTTCGATAATGCCTTCAGCCAACGCCTGCGCTGTTGGCTTGTATCCTTCCGCTATCGTGCCATCTGGCCTGCGGATCGTACCCATCGCGTCCACAGCCTTGCCAGCCTCAATGGATGCTTGCTGTGGCGTTGCGCCAGCTTGTAGTTGACGCTGTGTTTCTTGCTGCAATACAGCTTCACGCTCTGGAGAGATAACATCCTCTGGCGCACCACCAGATGCCAAATAATCAGACTTGGTTAAATTGCCAGCTTCTTCTTGTGAAAGTGGAGCAAACTCTAAATCTTGTTCCTGCTCTGGAACGAACTCAAGCTCTGGCTCTATAGCCATTGCTTACTGCCTCGCTTGCAGTCTACCTGGTTTTCCGTTGATATAAATGAGTTGCCCAGGCTTTACGCCTGCCGCCTTTGCTTCTTGGAGGCTCTTAAAGTTCTTTGGTGCTTCTGGCTGTGCCTGTGCTTGGGCTGGAGTCCCTGGAGCAACTTGCGGTGCTGTTTGCGGCGTGGCCTGTAACGGCATTGCTTCAGATTGATAATCTGGAACATTCGTTTCCATCTGACCCGCCTGTCTGTTGAAGCCAAGTTCGGCCAGCTTGTTCCTATAGACACCAGCTTCAGTCTCTATATCTTTTAGGACATCAGCGCGTGGCTTTGCCCCAATCAATCCAAGCCCAGCTTCCATAGCAAATGTACGCTTATCGCCCTTTGCCATTTCAATCTCTTGCTTTACTTTATCTTTTTGTAATTTCTGAAGCCTGTCTGTAAGCTCTGCTCGCTGGGCTTCTACTTCTTCATTCTGCAAGCTTTGTTCATTACTAATATTAGATCCAATCCCAGCAAGATAAGGAGCAAACGCTGGATCTTGGCTTAATGCAGGAAGATCCTTTAGCTTTCCTTTAACCTTTAATCCGCCCTTCTCAAAACTAAAGTCAACATCTGGCTGTTCCTTGAGTGCCATTGCACGCTCTTCGAGGGCTTGCTTTCTCTGCGCTTCGGCTACGGCCTGCTTCTGAAGCTCGTCTTGGCGAAACATATTCATCAATTCTGGTACATCTAATACTGCCATAAATCTCCTTATATCTTGATTAAGTTGCCAAGGCCAGTAGCAATCTGACCAAACTGTTCAGCCCCACTTGGCTGCCTAGAAATTGCGCCAATCTGCGCACCATAGGTGCTTGCTCCGTAGTCAGCCTGCGAGCGATAAAGCTGGTTAAACGCATTGGTAAGCTGTACAGGAATCTGTTGGTCAACCGCCTGGAAGAAAGGCTGATATGTAGAAGGCTGTTGGTTAAAGCCGCCAGGTAGAGATTGATTGGCTTGGATGTAGTTCTGGAAAGCTCCCTGCTGTTGGGCTGTTCGCTGATTTGCAAGATTGTAGATGGAAGGTCCGCCACCAATAAAGTTAGCAGCTGCACCTAGTCTGTTTTGACGCAATGCGTCACGGAACGCTATATCAGCTTTGAGCGCATCACCACTTGATAAGCCAGATCCAAGGAAGTTCTGAGCTGCTCCGTAGCGTGCAAGCTTGCGTTGCTCGCCAGCAGAACCGATCTCTGCGGCTTCTTGCACTGCTGGTCCAAGGCCAAATATATTGCCACGGGCAGTCTGTGCGGCTCGGATAGATTGCTCGTAGCCACGCCGTTCTTCCGCACCAATGGTCGATCCAAGGCGAAGCTGATTAAGAGCCTCGTCCTCGATGGTCTGACGCAGTTGCTCAGTCTCTGGCGTGGTTGTAGGTCCAATTGGCTGAGTAGCCAATTGGCGATACTGTTGACCTAAGCCAACAGCGGTCTTGTAGGATTCTGGATCAATCTGATAAAGCTGTTGCGAAGCACGCTCTTCGGGCAATTGGGCAAAGGAACGGAATGCGGTAATTTCCTTTAGTCCTTCGGGGCTATCAATTGTAATAGGCTTGAAATTCTTTTGCATGTCCTGCGCCCCAGTAACTGCGCTGGTTACGCTCTTTAAGTCATCACTGAGTTGCTTGATGAATACATTGGATGAAGTCCTGCGAGCATCATTTGCTGGCAAGCCAGCAACAAGCTGATTTGCAGCATTAAGTCTTTCTTGAATGCCAGCGATCTGCGTATTGCCTCGCTTGATGACATCGTCTAATTTCGATGATCTTGAATTGTTGTAATCGTCAACGATCTGCTGATCGGACACTTGGAAGTTAAGCATCGTTCCAAGATCAGAAGATCCGTAGTTGCGTGAGGCGGAAAGTTGTGCCAAGGCTTGATTGAATCCAGGTCCAGCAGGACCAGCAGTCCCGCCAGCCGTATATCCAGACTCGCCACCAGTTAAAGCTTTGATTTGTTCAGCAAGTGAATTGTATGTTTTTTCTTGAGAAAGTTGCTGGTCTACTTTTGCTTGTAAAGCATCAATTTGTGGCTGCGTTAATGCGCGAACTCTATTAGAAAATGCTTCTTCAGTTTTTTGGTTTATTATTGGGATTAAAGCTGACCCCTTCAGTATTTGTCTTCCCTCACCAGCTTTTACTTGTTCGTAATTATTCCGATCTGCAATTTGATAAATTCCTTCTGGACGAAGATAGTAGTTTGCTTCTGGGTTTATTGATGCTGTGTTTACTCCAGCAAGTCTTTCGTACATATATTAAGCCTTTAATTAAGTATTGCTTACGTTTTTTCCAATTGTGCCGTAGAAATCAAAAGGTCCTGGCTGACGGTTAAACGCCACATTCTCTTCTACCGAGCCGTAAGGACTCTGGCCGTAAAGCTGCGCAAACTGCCTAGTCATCTGATCGCCCAACCCGCGATTCAAGGCATACGCCTGTGGGCTTTGTTCATACGCCCTGCGTAACCCTTCCAGCGTCCTCTGCGGACCGTATTGACGTTCTAGCTGTAAGCCAGCCTGTATTCCAGATTGCTGATCTAATGCTGACAACTGGCGTTCCAATGCACGCTGTTGAGGCATATACTGCGCACGCAACCTGTTTTCAACAGCAGCCATTTCTGGCAATTTGCTGATGTATGTATTGACATTCTCGCGATATGCATCTGCATTAGCCTGTGCCACCTCTCTTGGATCGGGCGGCGGAGGCGGTGAAGGAATAGACGGAGATCCACCCATGGTGTTAAACCTTCGCCTTTCGCATAAATGTCATATAATCATAACTCCTTGGTTTGCCAGAACGATTAAAGGTGATCCGCTTGCGAGGACCAAAACGCTCCCAAAGGAGCAACAGCAAGCATCGTAAGGATTTAGCACCTTTTGATGAGATCGTCAAGTCAACAAAGACATTCTCACCATCTTCGCTATGCACATAATGATTAGGCTCTTGCCCATCCTTTAGACACCTAGCCAAAGCCACGCCTGCAATGCCGTCCTTATCCTTAACAATCCCAACCATGCCCTGCTTCTCGAACCAGCCATACCAATCGGCCAGATTAGGCCACATAGCCTCTGGAACGCTGCTTTGCTCAATATACTCAATAGCCGTCATATCGTTTGCTGGATTAGGATTGTATCTGGATTTGCCGCAGCCGTGATCTGGCGGATCGCCATCTTGTTTGCTGGGGTAGAAATCTTGATGTTAAGCAAACGCCACTTCTCGTACTTGCGCAGGTCGCTGGCAAGCTTCTTTTTGACTGATGTTGGGAGGACTGCTGGAAGCGTGAATGGGAGAGTTAGAACTGAGCTTGCAATATTTATGTTGGACGCAACGTCAATGTCGCCAACGTCAATGTCGCGCTGGATTGCAATAGTGGCATCGGATGAAAAGGAGTTGTCAAAGATGACCTCGAAATGCGAGCCGTATTTTAGCGAAAATGGATCTCCAAAATTAAAATCCTTTGTACGCACATAAGACTGGTAATCAGTTCCAGCGTCCTGATAATCTGCGGACGTAGTGCCAGCGGGAGACTTGTAGCCAGCATACTTCTCGATTATGCCATTGGTCTTCTTGAACATCGCCCTAGAGCCTTCTTGATTAAAGTTCGTAAGCGTGAACTGCATAACCTGCGGAGTCCAAGTTCCCTCGAATGCGTTTAACGCCGTGTTGTAAACCAAGAGCGTGTCGTTGTAATCGTTTGATCCAGTAGGTATGGCGAGGAAGTAACGGTTATCGTAGTAGATTGCTGTAGCCACCCTAATAGAATCCGTGTTGATGCTCTGGATCACATCCTTGACAACCTCTGAAATAGGTATTCCAACTGAACTGAAATCGTCTGCCGCAGATCGAACTAGCGATCTGATTCCGTTGTCGGATAGGAATAGAATGTCGCTGCTCACTTGCACAGCAGTTCCAGTCGCCACGCATCCAGTGTTGTTTGAAATGATGGAAACAATCCAATCCGCACCAGAAGTGGCATCGCTAGGAATGTCAACTTGGAACACTCTGCGCTTCTTAAATACGATCAGCCTATTCTTGTAATAAGGAACAACTGCCGTAATTGCATCGCCATCATCGCCGTTGACAACGATGCTGTTGGTCGATGCCCACACCGAAGGATCAAGAATGTCGGAGGCATAAAGCGTGTTTCTGTTTGCACCAGAGCCAACGCCAAACAATCTATTTTCAGCGTTGACCAAAATCCTAATACCCGCTGGAGGCGCGCTGACTGTTGCTGTGGCCGTAGCACCAGAGCCATTCCCAATGATTGTAACGGTGGGTGCAGTTGTGTAACCAGATCCACCATTAACAACCGTAACGCCAGTAACAGCCCCACCAGCGACAAGTGTGATTAACTCTGGCATTGTCCCGCCAAGCGTTGGGCCAGTAATGATTGCAGTCGCGCTGGTATAACCGCTACCAGCCGTTGTTACTGTAATCGCCCTAACCTTGCCACCCTGCCTTTCAACCGCAGTTCCATCCCAAAAATGCAGGTCGCTATCGGAATCAGATAGAAACATCTTGTCAACAAACTGTGCAAAAGATACCTCAATGTCTTCTGCCACGCTGTAGCCGTCTCGCCATTGGCTGGTCGCTGCTGTCCAGGTTATATTTGTATTATTCCATTGTTGATACCCAATGTGGACTGTTGCACTTCCGCTTGATTCAATGCTGTAAAATTTACCACCAGTAACAGTCAGCAATTGCTGGTATGCTGACGTTTCATAGTATCGCATTCCGCCAACGGAAGTTGCCGAGCTGGTTGCGCCAGTTGCAAAGCTTGTCGCACCTACGCGAGTCTCAAGATTACCCTTTGGTGAAAGGGTCATATTGTACAACTCTTGTACTTGGTTCTCGGCTAGTAGGTCAGATTGAAGGCCGCTGGCTTGACCGCCAGTAAAATTGCGTATTCCGTCAAAGGACAGAACATCGTCCAAGTTGTCGCTGTATAAAGGCATTGTGCCTCCTTTAAGCCGAGAACATTTCTTCTATGGTTAGCTCACCTAAACTTTGCGGAGTGATCTGCTTCACTCCACCAACTTGGCTCAACTCGTAGTTAGCCATAGCTGCAAGATCAATATTAGCAGTCTGCGTGATGGCTTGCGCCTTGGCATACTGCCGTTCACGCTCAAGTGCGTCAGAATGCGTCAAGGCAAGAACCAAGTGATGAACGTGGGGTAGGCGAAGTTCGTCATCCAGCGCAGCTTGCGATGGAGGAAAGTCAACGATGATGTTTGTGCGAGTAAGGCACTTTAGCTTCTCCACTACACGCAATGGGATTGTGCCAGATGTGGCAAGCCTTGGGTAAAGGTTTAGCTGTGCAACGCCACTGCTGTTACGGCCAGTAAAATGATAAGTATCTGGATCTCCAGTGCGAGCATCGTCAAGCAAGCCTGGGTCTTGGCTTACAATCGTTGCTAGGTCAATCGGATCAACCTCTGCATCGTTGTAGGCTACCGATAGAGGAGTCTCGACATTTGTGCCTAGCGTGATCTGCCTGTTTGTGCCAACTGAATAGGTTGAGTTGGTTACAGTCTCACGCCAAGGCGCAAAGTCCCATACACGCCGATAGGCTAGGCTTGCTGCCTTCTGTAAGAAGGTAAGCGTATCCGAGTCGGTCTTTCCAACCTTCTCGCCAGCGTACTGAGCGATTTCAGTTAGGGTCATTTATCCCTCGCTGGATTCGTCAGCAGGAAGCGGAGTGTTGCCTTCGGCAAGCCATTTGAGATAGGCTTGATAGTCGGTGTTGGCAGGATCGAATGGAATGAATGCGTTGTCAGCAATCCTAATAACTGTTTTAACCTCGCCTGTAATATAATCCTTGTAAAGTTTATACATATTTTATAACTCGCTATTTGCTATCA